GCTGCGTCGCAAGGTTGCGGCACGGCCAGTAGCGGGCGCGGCCTTTGACGATCACAACCAGCCCGCAGGCCTCGCGGGGGTCTTCAGCCTCCGCATGTTCTAAGGCAGCATCTTTCCATGTCATGTGAAGTAGGTGCCGATGCCTGGGTAGCCGCCGAATGGAAGTTCAGCAGACTGGCCAAATCTTGCCTTACAACTATCAACGCGCTTGCCGCAGATGTCCTCGCTTGCGTTGCCTACAGCAACATCGTTGACGTTAAAATAATTGATGCCCGCGTAGCTGCATTCATTTGAACGGTACACCCATTGGCACCGCGTAATGCACTGCCGTTTTGGTGCACGGATGCCCGCCATGTCAAACGCACTGGCAAGTTCAAACTCAACCACGTCACGGTTTTCTGCTGACTTGCGATCTACGAAATAGATCTCGCGTGGGAACTCAGCAGTTGGGTCTGGTGTGCCAAATGGGTTGGCAACCTCCTGATAGATAAAGGTGCTATCTTCATACATCAATGCAAAGCTGTCTTCAGTCAGTAGGTAGTCAACACCAGCGGGGAAATTAGCACTATCAATGAATCGCGCTAGCGTCCTGATGCGCGTAAACTTGGCACCTTCCAAACCTTCTGGCAGCGTCAGGATCAACGCTGTGATGGTGCCCATAATGTTGCTGATCCGCATCCTGGGACGCGGCAGTGTACCCTGACCGCTGTATTCAAACCCCTCCACTTCAATGGGTAGTGCCATGTATGACTGGCCAGCCCAAATCAAATCCTCGTTATTGCTAAGGCTTGTGCCCGCATGGAAGTAGTACGTTTCAGCAACGCCATGCTGCGGTACATTAAGCTCAAGCTGGAATAGCTCAATCAGTGCGCTAGGGGCGATCGCCTGTACAGCACTTGCAATGGCGGCGTTGGTCATTACTTATGCAGTGACAGCTTTGATGACGGCAAAGCCAATCACGATAGCCTGAGCTAATGCACCAGCAGTTACGTTGCGCACATTGATCGAAGCTGATCCGGCTGCTGCTTGGGCATTGAGCAAGTACGCGCCAGCCGTGCCACCGCTGACGTGGTTCAACACCAGCAGGTCAGTCGCAGCGATCGTGCTGTTGGTCAGCGTGAAGGTCACCGTAGTATCCGCTGCCAGTGATGCAGCATTCATTGTGATCTGGCCGCACTTCTTGTTAAGCGTGACGGCAGTTGCCTTGCTGGTTGCCTGCGTTACCGTACCGCCTTCACCAGTGATGTACCCAGCCTTGTCCGTGTTGAGGTTGGTGAAGTTAGCATCCACCTCAACGTGCGTGAGCGGGCTGCCTTTACCGGACCGGGTGACGATGGTGCTCATGGCTCAAATACTTGGGTGAATGTTGCTTGGATTGTAGCGCGGTTTAGATACGGAATAGACTTAGACCAATCATAACAGATCCATTTATAGGCAGTAGCTTCATCTGGTGGTGTCCATGTAAATGATTCGCTATCAGCAGCGCGTGCATCAAGGAATGTTTCAATGGTATCTGCATTAGCCTCTGATATTTCCCATGTCAGGCTCCATACCTTAGGGTTTTGATTTAGGCCAACTGTTAGCCGTTGGGAATAACCATCACCAAATTGCACCTGCCGCACCTTGGGCTGGTTTGTTTTCTGTGCGCCGTAGGTAGGCGTGATGTTAGGGAATGTTGCCATTAGCGAGTACCTGCCAGGAGTCCGCCTGGTCGCTGTTGTTTCACCAATTCTGCCTGTACAGCAGCCGATATGGCAACACCAAGCTGCTTGCCTTGCGCTTGGTCGCCCTGAACGTTGGAGCCACTTGCATCAACATTGACCACCACGTTGGTGCTGCCACCGCCTAAGGCGTTGTTAGGGATGATGCTGCCGCCCCTGGAAGGCATGAACAGCTCCGGGCCGCGCTCACCTACCATATACGGCGTGCCGGCGCTTACAGGGCCTCCTAGGGCGAGTCCTTCAAGTGGCGCGTACTGGGCTATGTTGCTGGCTACAGATCCTAATCCACCGCCACCACCGCCACTTTTGAACAATCCACCAAGCAGACCGCCGCCTGTGCCAGTGCCACTCATCGCACCAAACAATGACATATTAACCGCTATATCTAGCAGCTTATTCGCAATGTTAGTTAATACGTTAGCAGCAACTTCGCCTAGACTTTTGGTGCCATCTATTGCACCTTGGATTGCATCAACAACGCCAGATTTGATAGTCATTCCGATGTCGGAATAAACTTGCCTCATTTGTTCTGCTGCGGATATTTGCTGTTTCAATACTTCAATGTTTGCTGCTATACCTCTTGCCTCAAGTTCATTCAGCCCAGGATATTGTGTTTTTAGATCACGAATCTGTTGGTTAAGCCTTACCTCTGCTTCATTACCTTCTAATTTGCCTTTCAATAATGCTTGCTCATCTTGCAATGATTTCAAAGCATTCGCATTATTAATCGCTTCTTCGGCGTACTGTTGCTTGGATAAAGCAGTTTGGTTTGCTACGGTTTTAAGCATATCTTGCTCAAGAATACTACGCGCGGTTTTTAAGTTTAGACTTTGCTCATCAAATGCCAGCGCCATTCCAGACTTATCGGTTGCACTGGCAATTAATTGATTACGAATACGAGCCCGTGCCGTAAGCATTTCATCTATAGAATTAATTTGAAGCTGAATATCTTGATATTTAGATCCAAACTCAACCATGCGCTTTGCTTGCTGATTGTTTGGCTGTCCCGCAATGCTTACTAGTTTTTGCGCTGTACTTGTTTCAAGTTTTGATCTTGCTTCGTCAAGTTGGCGTTTAATGTCACCGCCTAGCAAGTCATTTACAGAAAGTTGGTTGGGCTTGGGCTTAGCAACTTCAGTCAGCAGTGCTGGCGTTTCTGGTGTTTTGGTGGGCTTAGGCGGTTTAACGGCTGCGCGTAATTCTTTAAGGCGATTTTGCAATTGTAGCGATTGCTTTTCTAGTTGTGTTAATTCAAATTTCATTCCAGGCAGTACAGGTGTGCCGCCTCCTAGTACTTGGCCATCTGTACCAAGAATCTGCATACCTTGCGCTAAGCCAATGCCCGCTTTTTCGGCTTCTTTAATTGCGTCTTTTAATTGCGCAATGCGTGCTTTTGTATTAAATAACTGATCGTTTGCTTTTTTGTAATCTGGACCAGCTAACGCTTTATTGATTGCATCTACAGCAAGTATGGCTAAATCCAGAACACCTTGCAAGGCTGGTTTAAGCACTTCTCCAAGTTTTTGGGCAAGTCTTTCAATACCATCCATTAGGGTGCTAAATTTACCGGCTAGCGTTTTTGATTGCGCAATAGCGCCATTGGCATATTTACCGCCTTTGTCGGTTAATCTAATGATTGCTACTTCTACTGCCTCTGCACTGATGCGGCCTTTTTCCATTGCCTTGGCAATCTCCCCTCCAGTCATCCCATACATCTTTTGCAATTCGCTATTAATTGATACACCACGCTCCTGGAATTGCAGTAGTTCCTGACCCATTAATCGGCCTTTAGTTACCACTTGTCCATAAGCTATGGCAAGACCTTTTAGGTCTGCTCCTGTTGCGCCTGCAATATCGCCAAGACGCTTTGTAATATCAACAACTTTTTCACCACTAATGCCAAAAGCGGTTAATTGCTTTGCTGTATCAATTAACTCAGAAGCAGTAAATGGCGTTACTTCGGCAAACTGTTGTAATTCTTTGATAACCTCCGTAGCCCTTTGTACGCTGCCGATCAATACTTCTAGGCTTTTAGTTTGCGTTTCTAGTTCAGATGTTTTTACGAAAACAAATTTAATCGCCTGTGCAGCAGTGAAGGCACCTACTAGTCCTGTTACAGCATTTCTTATTCCATTTACCGCACCTTCCGTTGCCTTAGATGCCGCACCAACCTGATTTAGGTTGCGTACAGCACCTTGGCTGTTTACCTGAATATCAAGAACAGAAACAGCCACTGCTAGACCGACCTTTCCGTCAGTCTAGCGGCGCTGCTTTGCTTTATCCATTTCTTGGCGTTCGCGTTTACCCTTCACCTCATAGTAGGCGGCAAAATGGATGAACTCTGCATCAGTGAGTTCCTGCCGAAGCCGACTTACTGTCATGCCTAGCTCAGTAGCCAGAAACATTTCAAAGTAAAGCCAGCTATCGGCTTCTAGTCGTTTTTTGCTTCTTCTAGCGATTCAGCCGCACCAAGCCCAAACAGGAATAGCTCCAGTTCGTTTAGCACTGATTCAGGCAGCTCGCGCTGGAGCTTAACTGCATCAGCCGCCGCGAATGCTTTGGTGCCATCTTCCAGCTCAGCCATATGACATAGCATCTGGGTGCTGATGTCTAATGCCTCTTCACTGGTCGATAGGGCAGTAGCACGCTTGCGATCAGCGCGGGTGATCGGCTTGAAATACAACGACAGCACAATGCTGCCATCTTCTTTCTTGATATTAAACCGGCGGCGCTGGTTGAGATCAAAAGCCCCGGCAAGCAAATCAACGGGGCGGATTGTGGCAGGCATTAGATCGATGTCGTGATGGCGCCGTTCATGGTGAAGTTAATCGTCACCATTTCAAGCTCGCCTACTGTAGCACTGTAATCGGTAGACGTAATCACGATGCTACCGGTGATCTTTTTACCGCCAGTTTCATCAAGGTACAACTCAACAAAGGCATTGCCTTCATCGGTAGCGGTGTTGACATCCTTGATTAGGTCCAGCTTATCGCCGGCACTAGGTGCGTCGTACATCACCTCCATGGTGCCACTACCAGCGACTAGGCCGCCGATATTAGCCTTGTAGGTAGCACCTTGGGCAGTGGTCTCTAGGACGTCCTTCTCGACGGTCATGGACCAGGATCGTACAGCAGCCACCTCGGAGACGCCGCCGCTGCTGTCCTTGTCAAAAAAGATGGTGCCCTGTTCGCCGCGAAAGAAGGCCATGATTAAATACCGAGGGTGATGGCGCCGCTAGTAACGAAGTTGCAGGTAATAACCTCCAATTCGCCAACAGTAGCGCCGTAGTCGGCAGAAGTAATCAAACCGACAAAGCTAATCTTTTTGGTGCCGGTGGTATCAAGGAATAGCTCAAAGGCAGCTACGCCTTGATCGGTTGCGGTGTTAGCAGCCTCGATGAATACGTTGGTTTCGTCGGAGCTGCTAGCACTGTAGATCAGTTCAACGGTGCCAGAACCAGCAATCAAGCCACCTATGTTGGATTTGTAGGTAGCACCAAGCGCCGTGGTTTCCAGTACGTCCTTTTCAACGGTCATGGACCATGAACGAGTGGAGGCAATGGTGGCAGTGGTAGAGCCGGCATCGTCAAATTTGACGGAACCTTGCTCACCGCGATAGAAGGCCATGGTTAGAGATCCTCGAAGGTTTCAAAGGTCAAGCGGACCTGGGTTTGAAAGTACCCTTCGGGAGACGGCGTGGCCACCACCTCTGGGCCTATTGGGGGATCAAAGCGAACCCCTGATGTATTGATTCTAACGTACAAATCCCGGATTCTCTTTGCAACGATCAGGCTGGCGCCTGGACCGACGCCTTTAGCTGAGAAGATATTGATTACCGCAACACCAATCACGCTATTGCTAGCACCTGCGCCAGTACCCATCGTGACATAGTTGTTATTACCAAAGCTAACTTGGCATTGCACCCATGTGCTGATTGGTGTAGGCGTATATGCCATGTTGTGAAATACAGCAGGAATAGCAGGCGCTAGGGCTAGCTCAGTTGCTAGGCGGCCTTCGATTACAGCACGAATTGCATTAAGATCAAGCGCAGCCATTAGGATTGCCTCCCGATTTGATCCGCCAGTTGCCTAGCGCGGTTTGCCATTTGCCTTGCGATCAGTTCCACCCATCCAGCCGGCGCCTGTTTGCTGTGGCCATTGCCTAGGCGCTCTGCATATGGCAGCGTGTTATGGATGTGATAGGAATTGCCAACGCGCTCACTGCCTGGGCTGTAGTTAATGCCTGTTGTGCGCGTCATTGCAGGCGTTTGCTGCGGCCCTGCATCATAGTTGCCGGTTGTATTTTCACCTACCACCCAGCTCATGCGAAATCGCCCAGTATCAACTGGGCTTTGCATCTTTAGCTCTAGGTCGGTCTCTAATACCACAATGCGGATCAGTTTATTTACTTGCTGCTCGCTGAACCTACCGAAATCACTTAGCTTGATGATCTCCGCCATATTAAGCCCTCAATACCAGTTCATAGGTAATTGACTGGTTGTCTTGCTCAATTGTTTGTACGTTAATGATTTGATGCGACACTGCGGCAATAATGACCCGATCAGCGGTGTTAGGTGTTACCGCTAAGTCAGTTGCAGCAATATACAACCGCTTATCACCAGCTTGGATTAGTTCATTTACTTCACGTGCCTTGACATCTTGCAATACACCACGCAAGCTGTAATCAGTAGTTGTTTCCGTAATTGCACCCGTACTGGCATTATAGGCGCCGCCACTGACGCGCCTATAGGTCAATGCACCGCCGAACTTCTCCATCAGCTTGGATGCAGTCTTTTGCAAGGATTTAGATATTGTCATGCGGCACCTTCTAGCTTGATTTTATCGTTATCCTCGTACAACAATAAATCAGAATCTTCTGCCGCAAGAAACTCCAGGATTTGCGTTCCAATTAATGGCGCAAGTTTTAATCCTCCATTAAGATCAACCAGAAACGTTTTGTCGCCATAAATTTGCAGTAAATCGACGCCTTGTAATATCTCGCCAGTGGCAACGTCAATCCGTGTCACAATTAACTCCGAGTAACAGTAAGCAGGCTATTGCTGGCATTATAGGTTAATGTAAGCGTTGCAACCAATCTACCACCGCTACCACCGCGATAGTATTCAACGATTGTTAGGTTGCCACTGCCATCGTAAGTATTACTGATGTAGTCATGCGTTGGGATCTCAAGTCCAGCGCGAAAAACTGCATCACCGCCGCCGATTGAAATGCTCATGATCGTTTGATTGAGAGGTTGCCTGGTCCACTGATTCTAAGCCCTATCAGGTAGCGTTCAACCATCGGCGGGATCTTGTCGGCACCAGCCTGGGCGCTGCTGGTATTAACGCTAACGCTGATCGGTCCGATGCTAACGCTGTTGTAATCCTCAAGGCCAGACAGGCCAAGGCTGTCGGTGTTGTTGTTTAGGAAGACGGCCAGCACGGCCTGTGCTTGCTTGATCTGCGTTGGGATTTCGGTATCGGTGAAATAATCAGTGGTGATACGAAACGGAAAACCAACGGCGTAGGTGTTGATGTAGGTGTCAGGTTTGCGTACACCTGTCCTAGGCCACTGCATTGATTGCGTATCAGTAGCGCGAGCACCAATAAAGCGTTCACGGTCCAACCTCTGCGCAGCGGTGTACAATGCACGGTTTTTTGCATCGGTGGTAGCCGTTGCCCATGCAGTCACATCACCATCCTCGATAAGGCCATCGATGATGGCCTGCGCATCAGCTAGCGTCTGGTACGTGTTTGATGTGCTTCCGCCGGCTGTTGCGACTAGGACGATCGCCATTATCAGGTTCTGGTGTTGGTTCTATCTTAGCTGGCTCCGGCGTAGAAAAAGAGGCCACATCCAAAGATGCAGCCTCCTGGTTACGCAGTCGCCGGAAGGCGAATAGTCCCATCAGGTCTTGTAGATGACGAGGGTGTCAGCAGCGGTAACAACAGCACGGAAGGTGCTAGATGTACCAGCTTCCACGATCGCATCACCACTTAGGGTGACGCCAGTAGCGGCGGCAGTAAGGGTGATGTGAAACGTAGATGTTCCGTTGTTGACGATAGTGAACTCAAAGCTGATACCAATAACGTTTTGGTTAACGGCAGCCAAAGCAGTGCAGATCAAGGCGCCAGTAGGCGTCGTCAATGCAAATGCTGCGGTTGCAACGGAAACCAAAACACCGCCAAGCAGTTGAGCTGCGGTAGCGGTCTGGGCGCCAGAGGCGGCCAGAGTGGTAACAGTAGTCTTGCGGTAGGTGTTCCCGAAGGCGGGATTCTCCAGCTCAAAGATAGAAGCCATGGTTAGTTACCTCAATCGAAGTTGGAAGTGTTTGTGGCTCTAACGATCCCGATATTTTTTGTCTCATAAACCTTAGTCCAGTTGGTAATAGTCTCCAACTGAGCGCGGGTTGGGTTGGTGGTGCCAGTGGTCCACTTAGCGCCAATAGGGTGGTAGCAATAATGCAGGTCCATTGACATGGCATCACTCTTAGCGAGGATGTCACGATCGGTTTCAACCTCCATTCCCATTTGCTCACCGCTGGCGACAGCGCCTTGGGTGAAGAAATAGGTTGCGTACTCAGTTGAGGCGCCGCTACCTTCCGTTTGCACATCGTCGGAAACGATTACGCGCAGACCCATGTAGGTAGGTACGGTAACTTCACCGCCATAGGCAGCAACGATCGTACCGCCGGACTGGGTGCTAGAGGTGCCACGGGCATCAAGAGTGCTCACATAATCAATTGCCTTACGCTCAACCAAGTCATAATAGACTTTGGAGTGCATACAGACAGCAGCCAGTTTATCGCCTTGATCGCCCAGGATTGAGCGAGCTTCAGCAACATGGCGAGGTGATAGCACTACAGGAGTGTCACCGCTCAGGCCGTCAATTGTTAGGTCAACAAAAGAAGCAGAGGCGTTAGTACCAAGTGTGCCAAATACACCAGACAGGCAGGACAGTAAATCCTTTTGGCGTTGGTGGGCAACGTACTCAGCAACCTTGACGCCGATGGCTGCCATGGGGTCAGAACCAGCAGCAAGGGCGGCTAGGTCACGTGACTCAAAGGCGCGGCCACGGTGCAGGATGACGCCAACTTGCTTGTCGGCAGTGATTTTACCTGGTGTAAGTGAGGTGCTATCGGATAGCACTTCAAAGTCGCCAGTTAGGTTAGCTTTGAAGAAGGGAATGTTTACGTAGTCACCACCCTCAGTAGCATTCAACTCCGCCATTGGTTGAACAACACCCGATGCCAAGAAGGCATCACGAAGGGTGGTCTGTTCAAGAACGTAGGGGGTGAAGATTTCTGGGATGATGACATCAGAGCGAAGAGTCGCCATGGTGTCGGTGCAATGGGATGATTGACGGTTTGGGCGCAGCCCCTAGCTAAATGGCGCAGCCATTACAGCAGTTGCATCCATACTAGCGTTGCGCGGCTGCTTTCATGCGATCGTATAGATCACGATCGGTCTTGAATAGCCTGGCCTGCTCAGTCAGGTTAAAGGTTTCAGTCGCAAACGGGTTTTTGCCTAATGGTGCCTGGCCGGCATTGCTGCCGCCTGATGGTGCGCCGCTACCTTGCGGCCTCGGTGCCTTCTGCATCCATGCCGGTAGCGTCTTGGCCCATTCGGCTACTGGTGTGCGCTGGTAGCCGTCTACTACCACCACAGTGCCATCCGGTTCGCGTTCGATCCTGTCGGCACTGAGCTTAGAACGCAGTACTAGGTCGGGATCATGGACGATCTCAGCCAATGCCGTAACAGCAGGCGCGATCAGCTCAAGCTCTCGGACTTTTGCTTCAAGGGATTCAATGCGCTGGTCCTTTTGCGCCGTCGCCTCACGGTACTGCTGCTCCAGAGCTTGCCTTGCTTCGGTGTAGTTGCCTTGGGATTCGAGCTGCTGCTGTTCGTGCGTGCGCTTAAATTCAAGGAGTTCGTCAACGTTAACTCCATCTGGCACCTTAGACGCTTTAGACTTTGCGCTGCGCAGTTCAGTAATTAGCTCGCTGTTTTTGCGTTCTAATGCTTCGATGCTGCGTTGCATTGCATCAGTAGCCGCAGGCTCCTGATTGGTGATCTCGTCGGACATTATCCCGCAGGGATAGATTGCCCTACCACTTTACCCTATCGGCCCAGTAAGCAGCAGACAGTTTACCCTTGGCGATATTACTGGCGTGCCGTGCCTTGAATGATGCGCGGCGGGCCTTGTCGGCGGCTGATTCACCTTTGCGCGATGGGCTACCGCTAACACCTTGCTGGCCAAAGCGGATCAGCTTTACCGTATCGCCTTCTTTGGCGAGTACGGCGTGCGACTTCTTTGGATTGATCGGTGTGCGCTTGGGTTTGTTGTAACCCTCAAATTGCTCACCGCGATAGTCGATCACTTCTTCTTCTTCTTAGGCTTCTTGGCAGTTTTAGCAGCGGCCTTGAATGCAGCGGCGCTAGGGCGACCATCTTCGCCCTTGCGTGCCATGCGTTCCTTGCTGCCTGCTTCGATGCGATCGCGCTTGGCTTTTATGTTGGCGTAAAGGCCTTTCATTTCTTTTTAGCTCCTTTTTTTGTAGCGCCAGGCTTCTGCGGCTTGGCTTTAGCGCCTTTGGCGGGCTTCATGTCGCCGTAATGACCAGTCATGGCTCTTAGGTGGTTTTAGTCAGTTTACCGCGCCATAGCGGCTGCGGAGTTGCGCTAGGGTCAGCTCGGAGCCATCATCACGGACTAGCTTTGCCATGGCATCCGTTGGGCCGTACTTATCCACCATGCGGTTGAAATATGCCACCTTGCCGGGGCCTAGTGCATCAGCCTGCGTTGCACGTGGTTGCTTTGCTAGCCATTCACCGTAGCTTTGATTGCCTGGCACCGGCCCATCCATGCTGGCGCGTTTACCTTCTGGTGGTGGTGGTATATCAAGTGCTTTGTAGTCGATTACTGGCACCGTAGTAGACCGGCAATTAAAATGCTGCGGCGGCATCGGACCTTTGCCGTAGTCAAACTCACGGCCATCTAATGCACGGCATATTGCGCTGGTCCTGGTGTCAAGTGTTGCGATGTAGCGGTACTTTTTGGTGATATCTTGATTGCCTTCATATACCTGCTGACTAGCGGCATTAGCTACTTGATTGATGCTGGTGCGTACTAAGGCGATGATTTGATTATCTGCTACCTGCGTTAGCTGACCGCCTGCTGCTGCAATCTGGCCTACGGTTTTTGCTTCTTCACCAAATTGCAATCTGCCGATCAACCGTTTTGCTATTGATGGTGTCGTTTCACCAGTTAATAGGCCATTGCGTACCACTTGGCTGAACTGCTCAGCTTGTGATGTAGCAATACCGCGAAATGCTTTGCTTACTACCTGCCCATTGGGTAGCGTGATCGTTGCACCTTGCGCAGCAGTAAGGCTATATGTTTGCGGTGCGCCATTAACTGCGGCAAATAGGTCATCCGATAATGTGACAACATTAATCTGCGTTGGATCTGTGGTAACAACAGATTGCGCAAACTGCGGGCTGATCTCTACAGTATTGATATTACTACGTAGTACACCTTCAGGTAATGCTTTGCGCAACTGCTCAGTAACAAACTCCGATTGCAGCTCTGCAATGCCTTGCAGCTCAGTTGCCGTTAGCTCGGTGCTATCACCAGCCCATCCATCTAGGGATTGCTTGAGTTGCGCCAGGATGCTGCGTAGCCGTGCTGCCTTGACAGGTGCAGCAAGGTCATCAATCACGCGCAACTGATCTACAGCATCAATAATGATGTCATTGTATGAATTAATAACACGTCGCGCTACGCTATTGCTGTAGCGGTTAAGGTCAATCGCATTTTTATATAGCCTCGCTGGTGTGCTCACATGCCGCCTGTAGCGGTTGCATCTACTTCTTGCTGTACGTCAAAATCATCGCCCAGTACCTCACCATCTGATAATTGCATCAGTAGTGTTTCTTTGGTGATTGCACCTGCGGTATAAAGTTGCAGCAGGGCATTTACATTTGCCGGTTCAAGCCTGGCGCCAATAAAATCACGATTTACCGTGCAGCTACCTGCTGCCTCTTGCTGGCCCATGAATTGCGCATGAAACTTAAGGCTGTTGTCGATCATGTCTTGTACGTTTTGCGCAATTACCATCATGGTGCTGTCGCCTTGGCTGCGGTCGATCATCTTGGCTGTTGCAGTTTCAGCCGATAGCTTTTGGCCTAGTACTGCGGACAAACCTAGCTCGTTAATCTGCGCTTGGATTTGCTCTAACCGCTTGAATTGAAAATCAAAGCTACGGCCTTGCGGCTCGATGTATTCAGCGCGGCCATCAGCAGGAAATGCTAATGCTTCACCGGGTCCTGCTGATACTTCTTCTGCACTTGACGGGAAGCCAAATAATGCCAGCATTGGCACTGCTGAGATATGCAGTTGGTTATCAAGGTCTGATTGTACCTGATAACTCTTTAGGTTTAGCTCTGCAATATCTTCAAGCGGCGGCCTTGATTCCATGAAACCAACGCGATTGCTGTATGCAATGCTGAATGGAATCTCAGGTAGGCTTGTGGTACCTTCATCGACTATTTTATAGTTGCCATTATCTTCACGTTGATGGATTTGATACTGCCCAGGCGTTAGCACACGCACCTGATCGATTTGCTTTTCGCCGTATTTACTGTCGGGGTCTGCTTCTAGTACGGTTTCTTGCAGCCGTAATTGCGTCAATCGTTGCTGGCCGTCTTGCTGCTCAGTGCGATACCCAAGGATTTGACGTGGTGTGTAGGTGCACCAGTATGGGCGGCCACCATTTGATGGTGCATCAACAAGGCAACCAATATGGCCATAACGTACTAACTTACGAGCGGTTTCGTATGTCCATACGTTAAGGTCATTTCCTTGCATATCAACATCAAACAACTGCTCACGTATTGCATCTGATACATCTTGCAGCTTGACGGGTTTGCGCGTCAACATACCAGCCAGCATACGCTCTAGGCGCTGGTAGTACGGCGGGACCACACTACGCGCTAGGCGGTTGTCGTAGCTCTCATCCTGCTCGCGTGGCTCCTGCGGCAGGTAGCGGCGATGCTTACGCCTGATGCCATAGGTGCCGCCTAGTAAATCCTCAATCAGGATCCAATGCGGCTCCATGGCATACCATGCGCCATTGGGGTCCCCAACCTGCGTTACGGGTCGTTCGGTGACTTTACGATCGTAGGCGGCTGGGGTGCTATACATCAGCGGTTAATCAGTGTCTTTACTTTACCGTCTGGAGCGACGGCAATCACCTTAA